TATAATATATCGTGTCCGATATGTCAATATAATTTTGAAAATTTGTGAACAAAATACACTAAATACTTTTATTACGGCTATTAAAAAGCATCTAAACACAAAACTGCATTTAGATGCTTTTCCAGGAACTGTTACTAAGTTATGACTCGTTGAAAGGACTAATCTTTGTTTGGTTTATAGATTTCTTTTATGGCAAAGACATTACTTCATCCGCAGTGCCTTTGCCTAGAAGGAGAAATCACAAAACTGTAAGAAAAGATTGCAAGTTGCAAGTTTCAAAACACATCATGCTACGGAGGCTATGTACAGTGTTTACGAGAAATCCTTGTTCCTCAATTATCATTATATCAGGACAAAACGGACATTCAGGACATTTCATAAAAAAGTTTAATTTTTTTTCAAAAACCGTTCAACTTTCTTTCTAACACTGTCCCCAGTATGATTTTTCCCAAGCTGATCAGCCACAGCCCACCACGAAAGTTTTTCAAAAAACCGCAATCGGATGATTCTCTGCATTTGTAAGGGTGCACTTGGCAACCACACTTCCACGGCAGTCTTTAACTCCTGTGCGGATTCCATCTGAGCCTGTAATAGGTTCTCCTGCTTTTCAATCTCCCCTAACTGACTAACTAAACCTTGAATCTTAAAGGATTTTGCCTCAAAGGGAAAATCAGGGTTACTCCCAGTCACTCGATCGGTCTGTAACTCTTCTTGCTTTTTCTTCAACATCTGAATTCTTTGTTCTGTCTCAGTAACCAATGCACAAGCATCAATATACGCCACTAAGATATTTTTATCCATTTAGCCCCTCCCTTACTTTTCGAATTCTCGCCTTTAAGCTTTCCATCACAAAGTCCTGCACGCCCTCTTTCTTCTTCAAGGCCTTCATCACATCCTCATCTCGTGTGCCTGAACAAATCAAGTGATGCACAATGACTTTTTCGGTTTGTCCTTGTCTGTGTAGTCGCTTATTTGCCTGCGTATACAACTCATAATTCCAGGTTAATCCAAACCAACATACATGATTTCCGCCTTGCTGAAGATTGAGCCCATAGGCACTACTTGCTGGATGTGTAAGCAAAATATCAATTTCTTGATGGTTCCAATCATCCTCATCCTGCACGGTCTTTAACTCTTTAACTCTTAACTTCTTTGTGCCTAGAACTTTTAAGATTCTTTCTTTGTCGTGCTGGAAGTTATAAAAGACAAGCAGGGGTTTGCCCTGTAAGCTCTCTACAAGCTCAAGAAAGGCATCCAACTTGCTAGTATGGACTTCATGGGCTTTATGCTCTTCGTCGTATACAGCACCGTTGGCAAGCTGTAAAAGCTTATTGCTAAGTGCCGCCGCACTGGTTACACTAATCTCCTCGTTCTCTGGAAGCTCTAAAATCATTTTTCGTTCTAGCTCCTTGTAGACCTTTTCGGCTTTCGCATCTAAGGACACAGGGATTTCATGGATTACCATATCGGGTAACTGCAAATAGTCTTCAGCCTTCATGGAGATACAAATATCGGATATGGCGGAAAGTATCGACTGCTCTGCACCGTCTTTTGGGTCGTAATCATACACAAAGCCCTGCGGGCCTCGTCGTCCTGGATCAAAATAGCGTTCTCGAAATTGCCCATACCGCTTGCCTAACCGTTTGCCCTCGTCAAGCAAATAAATCTGACTCCATAAATCATTCAACCCATTTGGGCTAGGTGTTCCTGTGAGCTCAACTAGGCGTTTAATTTTACTCATTACTTGCACAAGTGCCTTGAATCGCTTTGCAGAGTGATTCTTAAAGCTGCTGGACTCATCAATGACAACCATATCAAAAGGCCATGCATTGCGATAATAATCAACCAGCCATACCACATTTTCACGATTGATGACATAGAGGTCTGATGGTGTGTTAATTGCTTTTATTCTTTTTTTCTCTGACCCAAGAACGGGAGACACTCGAAGCATTTGTGTATGGTCCCATTTATCCTTTTCTTTTGTCCAAGTTCCTTCAGCCACTTTCTTTGGTGCAATAATTAAGACCTTACGAACTTGAAAGCGGTTATACTTTAATTCCTTGATGGCCGTCAGCGTCGTCACGGTCTTTCCTAGTCCCATATCTAAGAACAGTCCTACTTTGTCTAGCTCAATAATTTTGTCTATACAATGCTTTTGATATGCGTGGGGAACAAATTGCATTAAACCTCACCGCCTTTCAATTCTGCAACAAAGGCGTCAACTTCAGCTTGGCCATAGAGGACCTTCACATTTACACCGTGTTGTTGCAATTTTCTAATCTGGGCTTTTTGTAAAATACTTAGTCTACCGTGTTCGGTTTTTAGTTCGACAAATATCACTCGTCCATCAATGACGACAATGCGATCAGGCACACCTGCATTACCTGGGCTGACCCATTTAAAGCATCCCCCGCCTGCTCTCTTAACGCCCCTTACAAATCTCTGTTCTAAATCTCTTTCTAACATCTTTTACTCCTTTTGGAACAACGGAACAAACTTTCTACACGTGTATATGTATATTTCAAATAGGCGTGTTAGGGGCTATATATATACGCCCTAATCTCCCTAATCCCCCTATTTTTATATTATATATAGATTTGTTGTCCCGTTTGTTCCATTGCTAATAAATAACGAATATAAGCCATTTTTCAAAGGACAAAGCCGTGGGACAACTGCGGGACAAATTTTTTCTTGTCCTACAGACCTCTTGCCCCACTTGTCCCGTTGTCCCGTGGGTTGTCCCATAGGTTGTCCCGTGCTAAATGCGTTTAAATCCTCTCTGTCTTCCATAAGCAGATGTATAAAATCTATCTCGTGTCCAGCCTTTTGCAGAACCTAAGATGGCATTGATTTCTATGGCATCTGACTTCTTCATATATCGCTTGTCACCTCCAAAGCAAACTTCCCAGACTTCCACTGCACATACTCTGTCAAGATTCTTTAGCTTTGTTACACCAGTGACATTGCCCTGGATGAAAGCTCGCTTTGCACTTAAAGCCATGGAATCCCAGTTGGCAGGAACCATCTTATCAAGGTAATCAAGAACAACGCCTTCTTTGCCTGTCAATTCTTTATGTTGCTCTTGTTGCTCTTTGGCCATCTCCTCCAGTTCACTATTAAGATATAATGGTTCTCCCAAAGACCAATACATATATGCCTCTGCCCATACTTGATCTACTTCTTCTGGCAAATCTTTCCAAACCGATCTTTTTACTGGGAATACCCCGACATCTACTGGCCAAAATCTGCGGTTACCTGTAGCATCTTTTAAAAACTCTGCATCATTACTCGTTCCAAAGAACACACACCGCCGTGGATGCCTTTCTGTCCGTCTTCCATAGGCTGCACGATAAATGTCTTCTTTTTTGCTTAAAAACTGCTTTACTGCGGAGGTTTCTTGCCTTGTCATCGCTGTAAGCTCTCCAACCTCATTGATCCAAGTCCCTTGAATTAGCTCAGCCGCTTCTTTTCCTTCGAAGGTAGCTAATGAATCTGAAAACCAATTTTTACCTAAAATGGCAAGGAATGTAGACTTACCTAGTCCTTGTGGTCCAGTAAAGATTGGCATATAGTCGTATTTCACAGCTCCTGACATGGCTCTAGCCACTGCCGCACATAGTGATTTTTTCATTACGGCATGGGTGTATACACTGTCTTCAGCCCCTAAGTAATCGGGTAAAAGTCGTTCTACTCTTTTCTTACCGTCCCATTTTAAGCCTTGCAGGTATTCCTTTACTTCGTTAATGGTATTACTTGCCCCTACGATAGTCAGGGCATCATCAAGTCGGTCTCTTGAGCCTAAATCATAAAAGGTTTCCATATACCAGAATGCCCCCGCATCATCTGCATCGTCCCACTGTCTGCGTTCATTCGATGCATTCCATGGTACAGCACCCATCACAAGGCCACGGCCAGCAAACTCGTCTGTGACAATTTTATCTTTTAATGATGGATCATTCTTTAAGATAATAATCATGTTGTTGACGGTCTTAAGAATCGCCCCCGACTCATTTCTTGCTAGCTGATTGACCCATTCAAGGTCATCTTCTGAAGCCTCTAACGCTTTGTTTGCAGACTCTGGAACTTGAAAGGAACTTGCAAATGCCTCTCTAGCAGATAAAAACTTCTCTTTTGTCATTAAATCGGCTACTGATTTATCTGCTAGGGCCAGGGCAACCATCGCCGTATAGGATGGAAGTCGATTGGCTGGCGTATCTGGCTTTGCTTCGTCGTCCTTATTTGCAAACTTATGTAGTCTAATTAAGTCAAATGCATTAACTAACTGACCAGAACAAGGGTCTGTAGCATGATGGGAGTACATAAATAAGTCTCCGTCATAAATGACAGCCCCGCCTGCGGTAGAGCCTCCTGTATAGGTGTATCTCCCAGGTATCGCTGTAGGCTCATACATTCCCGGAATAAACTTCTCCATCGCATCTTGGATACGGTAAGTCCTGCAAAACGCACCCACAACGCCACTTTTTGTTGTCGGATCTTCTTGTTTTGCTAGCCTTCTTCTTTCGATGGCTTCAGCTCCTGGCACTTGTGGCCACTGCGTCACATCTTGCCAATCTCCGTAAGTGTTTAAAATACCATTAAGACTACAAAATGGCTTGTCATTGACCACATATACATACTCACTGTCCGCACAGGTACTTGCCCAGTACATCAGTCTCGATGCTTCAAATGTGGTTGGGTCACAGAATTCAATCCCAATCAGGGAGGCTAACTTTCTTGCACACGGCTCATATTCATCTGCTGATGCTGTTTTATCTAAAGGAATTACAATTCGTAACCTTGGAGCATATGCAGCGTGCTTTCTTGTACTATAAACTAAAGATGCACATCCTAAGGCCGTCACACGCTTGATAATATCTTCTGTTTTTCCTGTGGGAATATTATCCAGATCTAGAGTGATAAGGTCTCTCCCCTCTACATTAGCGGCTTTTCTTCGATCATCCTTAAAAGTTCCGCCTACAAAACCGCCCACATCTTTTAATTCATCCTGCCTTTGCTTTGGAAGATTTAAGTATTCTTCCATTGTCGCCTGCCCTCGTACAGGAACTTTTAGCTTCTGTGTAAATTCTGACCATAATAGGCTACTTCTTGACCAAACAACGGCCTTTCTTGAACCCGCAGAGCTAATTAAGATTTTTCTGTCATTCTTCATACCTTAGTCCTTCATGTAATAGTCATTTTCAAACCCAGCACCTTTTAAGACTAGCCCAGGTGCCCATTCAATAGGCTGTGCCATAATGCCACAAAGCTCCTCTACGGTCGTTTCCATAGGTGCATCTACAATCACCTCATCATGCACATGAAACACGACCTGTAAGCCTTTTTCGTGAATCCGTTGTAGAGTGACCGCAAGGCAATCTCTTGCGATTGCTTGTACGATATTCTCCGTCAGCTTTCCGCCATAGGTATTCGCCACGCTCCATTTTTTACTCTGATCAATGCCATAATAGTGAATAGCAGGAGAGTCAAATTGGTTGGGTGCAAGGAATGGCTTTGGATAAAACAATTTTCGTTTTGATGGCAGGGTAACCGTTAAAAAGCTCTGTCCGTACACCAAATCATATTCCATTGCAAATAATAGTCCGTGTGTTGCCTGGGCCTGCCCCGTTTCTACAGCTTGAATAGCCGCGGCTTCAATGGCATACCACAAATCTTTAATCCTAGGGTTGGCGGCTCTCCATCTATGCACGATATCAGGTAATTCATCTTCTGATAGCCCCATTGAAAGTGCACCCATAGCAACCAATGCCGCTGTTCCACCCTGGTACCCAAGTGCAAGTGTAGCAACCTTGCCTTTTTGTCTAAGACTGTACTCGGGATTGCCTTTTTTAATGAGTTCAATCGGCACATGAAACATTTGTGATGCTGTAGCTTCGTAGATCTTACCGTGCGTGGCAAACACCTCATTAACCCATGTCTCGCCTGCTAGCCAGGCAATCACCCTAGCTTCAATGGCAGAAAAGTCGGCCACTACGAATTTATGCCCCGTTGAAGGGATAAAGGCGGTTCGGATTAACTGGGAGAGCGTATCTGGAACATTGCCGTAGACCAGTTTTAGGCCAATATAGTCCTTTGCCTTCACCATCTTTCTTGCCATATCAAGAGTTCCAATGTAATTTCGTGGAAGGTTTTGCATCTGTACTAGCCTTCCTGCCCAGCGTCCTGTACGGTTGGCACCGTAATACTGCGTCAGTCCTCGGATTCTGTCGCCCTCTCCCATAGACTCTTTCATCGCTTCGTACTTTTTTACTGAAGTCTTTCCTAATTGCTGACGAATTTCTAGTACCCTTTTGACTTTATCGTCCTTAACTTCGTCAATTAACTTTGCCACTGTAGCTTTTTGTATGTCCTTTGCTTCAACTTTCTTCTCCGATAGCCACGCTAAAAGTTGCGTGGTCGAATTTGGATTGGCAAGTCCTGTTAGGTTGATGGCTTCTTTCGTAAGTTGATCAGTACTTTCTGCATCGATCGCAAGTGCCCCATCGATCAATTCCTTATCGGCCTTTACGCCATACGCATTCATTAAGACATCCATCTGCCACTGCTTTTCTTCTGACTCAGGCATAGGGAATAGCTCTAATCGTTTTAAAATGGCATTCTCTGCCACAACATCCCCAATGCAGTACTCTTTAAATAGCTTCCACTTATCCATATCGTGATGTGGCTCATTCCATACTCGATTACCATTTGTTCGAGTAGGCTTACAAGGAACACAAAAGTATCGAATTAAGGCCTTACCTGTTGCTAATTTTTGCTTGTCTAATGGAAGTCCAATGGCTTTACCTGTTGCTTCTAGTCCGGCTGTATAGCCACAGTACAGTCCGTGGGCCATTGTGCATCGCCACTGTTCAATTGGTGTCTTATATCCTGCGCGGTTTAAGCAGTACCATTCAAATGACGCATTGTAAGCGTGTTTTATTGTGTTTACATCACTAAGCATACAAATTATAGCCTCAGGGATTAATTCGCCTCTTGCGAGGTCCACAATGCGTACAGCGTCATCATTCACCTTATACGCAAAAAGCAGTATTGCGAAATCCTTAGACTGAGCATACCGATATGCCCCAGCCTTACCGATATCAATACTGCTTTTTGTTTCAATATCTATACTCAAATGGTTCATTTCTCCTCCTAGATGAAAGGGAGAGCATCAAGCCCTCCCATAAAATCATATGAAGTTACATTGGTAGTCCAGTAATAGGGTTAATCCGCTGGGCTTGCGTTGGCTTGCCAAATACATCCGCAGCTGATGGAGTACTTCCGCCTAGCGTCTCTCCGTCCCTTGTTTTTTGCACTGGGCCTAGTGCGATTCCAATTCCACGCTTTCCGCCAACCATATAAGGGAAAAAGGTAATGTTTATGCGGGCATACATACCACTGTAAACCTCGCTTGCTGAAATAATTCGCTCGCATTGTGCATTTACCACTTCGGGTGGTCTGCTTTCTATCGCTGACGCAGTAAATACCCAACAGCCTTTGCATTCTGCCCCAAACGGCATACCGTCTGATGGTCTTGTGCCATCACCATCATGAATAGGAACATCCACCTTAGGTGGGAGCACACCGTTCCATTTTGTGCTAACTCCTCTTTGTTTTGCTTCTTCAACTGCAGCGTCGATAGCAGCTTTTGTCTCTACATCTGCTTTCGGTAAAAGAACGGTACAGCTATATTTTGGGGCTTGCCCAGTCTGCTGTGCATATGGCTTAAGCAAATGCACATAGGATAATCTTACTTCCTTTGTTGTCACACTATTACTTTGCATAATCTCTAATCTCCTTTTTTGTATGTTATTTAAATACATCCTTTGCGGATATTGTATCTATTGGTTTTCTTCGGTCGGATTCTTCGACTATAGTCGGTTTTCCCGGCTTTTTTACTACGAAGTCTCCAACTAACTCTGCAAACTCTTTCTTGCCCACGACTTTTTCCACTTGTGCAAGGCTTAGTGGTCTTCTCTCCCACAGCATCGCCTCATCAATCCCACTTTTTGTGAGGACCTCAAAGGCTTTATCCATATTCGACCAGTCTCTTGTGCTTCTGCCTTCTACTGCTTTCCACCCAGGGACCTCTCGGCCGGCAAGACACTCTGCAAGTGCTGCGGCCTGTAAATCGGATAGCCACGCTGACACATCTGCACCCTGTTTTAAGTACTTTGCAATTTCCCCATTTGTCAGTGTTTTTGGGTCTTTACTTGTTTCTAGAACAAGAAGTGCGTTCTTTTCTGCTCTCGCCTTGCAACGGTCTCTGATTTTGCAATATCTACAAGTCTTTTCGCTTGGGTTAAACTCCCCTTCGCCTTTAATGGCAAGGTCTGCTATTTTCTTTACTTTTTCGCCAAACTCTAGTAACACCTCTACCGTACAAGCCCATTCGCTGATTCCATCACTAAGTCTAGGCTGTACAATGGTCATTCGGATAGTCTCAATCTTGTAAATTAGACTCAATGCCTGATAAGCTCCGAGGCCATAGCACATCAGTTGTGGGTTGTGATCAGCTTCCACTCTGCCATTTGGGTTTTTGCCGTATTTAAAGTCAATAACATGGAGTACCCCACCGCCGATGAGGATACAATCCGCTGTACCGAAGCCATCAGGAATCCACGGGGTTAAGTCAAGCCGTTTTTCGACATCAATGTATGGCACAGCATCGAAGGCTGTAGCCGTCTTTTTGATATACTCGACATACTCGTCTGTATAGCCTTCCATCTCACCGTCCCAAAGCTCGTCTTCTTTTAATTTCTTTACCGCCGCTGTATACGCTTTCTTCGATAGATCTAAAGGTCTTGAATATAAGCTAACTTTTAGCTCAGCTAACTCATGTGCCAGAGTGCCCTCTCTTGCCGCATCCGATACGATACTAGGTAACCCTTCTTCTAGTCTTGCACTCGGTGGACAATTTAGCCACCGATGGGCACTAGACGCACTGAGCAAGGCGTGTTTTCTCATTTCATGCCCCATACTCTCTCCTATCCTTCCAAAAAATCACATTCTGTCATTCTTATAACTGTGCCCCCAACTCTCTCAGTGCCACCGCAAACTCTCCATACCGCTCTTTTGGAAGCTCTGGCATGGACATGACACCGAAAGTGTTGATCAACGACACTAACTCAGCTTGCTTTCCTGCATCCATCAGCTGTACCGCCGCTTTCGACAACTCATCTAATGTATAATTATGCACCTCAGTTTGAACAGGTGTAACTGACTGAGTAGCTTGCTGTACTGGTGCAAATGGAACCTCTTGTGGTGTCTGAACAACAGCTTGCTGTACTGGTGTAACTGCTTGTTGTGGTGTGGTGCTCACTTCCGCTGGCATCTGAACCTGGATTGTTGC